ATGTAAATCCATCCTCTTCGGTCACTGTGCCGCCGTCAGTATTTGTGACTACAACATCCGCAGTGCCGGTATCTCCCGCAGGCGTGTCGCAGGTGATCTCGGTTGCGCTTACGCGCACGATGTTTGTTGCCGTAACGCCGCCAATTGTTACTGCCGGCGTGGTACCGAATTCAGTTCCAGTAATTGTCATTGCCGTGCTTCCGGTGTTTGCTCCCGAGGCCGGGCTGATGTTCGTGATTGTCGGCGTGCTGATGTAAGTGAAGCCATCTGTTTCCGTGACAGTCGCGCTGTCTGTGTTTGTCACTGTCACATCCACGGCCCCATCCGTTCCTGCAGGCGTTACGCATGTCAGCCTGGTGGCGCTCACGCGCACGACGTCAGTTGCGGCCACGCCGTCAAACTCAACCTCGATTCCGGCCACAAATTCCGTGCCGTCGATCGTTACAGCCGTTCCTCCGGCATTAGAGCCTGATGCCGGCGTTATGCTTGTTATGCTGAGACCGGACGATATGGTGTTAAAGTCGACCGCTGTGCTCCAGTCGCTCCATCCGAGGTTTGCCGTGTAATACCGGACGCGTATTAAATAATTTGTTTCGCTGTCCAGCTCCGTGCCTGCCAGCTGGTACTGTTCCAGGTCCGCGGTTACTTCCTCGTCCAGGACAGGCGTTAAAAACTCGGTATCGTCCGCGGTTGTTATCTGAAACTGGCTTTTTTCGTGGATTTCTGTATCGTTGTCGATCAATGCAAACGTGCTTGATGTTATTAAAGCGTCAAGCGCTGTGTCAATATCCCCGGATTCCGGGCTTGTGATCGTCGGGGTTACTATCCTTCCAAGCCATTCCGAGCCTATTCCGCTCACTACGACCGTGCCTATGATGCCGTTATCGATATTGTCGACCGGCGATTTATCCGGATCGTATCCGAAAGCGAATATTTCCGAGCTGGCGAAAGCGGCGCCGGCGCGGACTATTGAAAGCCTGATATACCTTTTAAGCGGGTTTTTTATATCTATCCAGCAAAGGTCGCCGTCAGTCGCGGGTATCACGGCCGCGCCGTCGATATCCTCCCAGGATCCATCCCCTGAACTCTGCTCTGCCTTTATAAAATTTGCGGTGCCGCTGACCAGGGCGAGCGTTGTAAATAAAACAACGCCGGAAAAACCGGCCGTGTCGACTGCGTCGCTGTTTATGGTTGTCTGCGCGGATACGGCAGCGTCTTTGATCTTGCGCATTTTGCTTTCGGATGATAATTCCATTTTTTCTCCCTTTTTTAAAAGGCACGGGTCGCGCTCCGGGGATTGGAGAACGCGGAGCGCTTCCCGGCCTTATTTTTGATTCTGGTGCCTTACGCCGTGCCTTCGGCAGCCTCTACGAGGATTTTGCCGTTGTATCCTGTCCTGGTGAATGTTTCGGGCAGCTTGTCACCCTTGTACTGGATGATGTAAATCTCGCCGAGTACCGTGGTAGCCCCGCCGCGCACAAACGATACCTGGCAGTATCTCTTTGTCGGCTTGATGTCGAGCATCAGCACCTGCGGGCTGGCCGTGCATACGACCTTTGAGCCTTCGATGTCGGCAATGGTACCGAGTCCGACCGCGTCATCCTGGCCGGCCTTCACGTAATTGCCGGCATTTGCTGTAGCCATTGTCGACATGACCAGTACTCCATTGAATCCCTGCATGTCGATCGCGCCGGTGACTACCGTTCCGGTTCCGTCAACCGAAGCCGCCACCTTTGTGATTTTTACGTTTTCTGAAAGCATTTTTACTCTCCGTTTTCTCGCCGGGTTTCGGTCCCCGTCGTTTTTGGTTCTGCCGGGCCCTGATTCCGTGATCAGGACTTGCCGGCTTTTGATACCCACCTCACGGACGGTCTATCTTAAGAACATATTCGAGTTTTGGGGTTTCCGTTTAGGCGCTTATCTTTGCGCACGCGAATGCTTCGCCCATAACCGGCGCGCCGTCGCCTTCATACCGGATTATGAATCCGGTCTGGTTCGTCTTTGCGAACAGTTCGTCCAGCCTCTGGACCTGCATTCCCAGTGTGTCCAGTATCTGGTAATACGACGGGTCACCATAAACTATGGCCCTGGCTCCGCTTGACGTGCTGTTCTGCGCGTACTCCGAGTCGTAATACGGCTTGCCGAGGATCGTGTCAGGCTCTCCGAGCTCGATGCCTACCCTGAGCAGGTACTGGCCGGTGACAGCGTCCTTCAGCTTTCTGATCCTTTCAACCCAGTCGCTGTGCATGATCCACTGTGCTTTCGCGCGGTAGGGTTTCCTGATTTTGTGCTGCAGCTGGATTAAGTGGTCAGCTGTCAGTGCCGTGTACGCTCCGATATCTACGTTCCTGGCTGTCGGGATCCCGGAATCGCTGATTACGAAAAGACCGAGCGGCTGCAGCGCTCCTGTGCCGACCATATATGCTTTTTCCTGAACGACTGCGAGCTTGTACGCGAGGCGCTTAATGACATATGCCTCCATGTTTGTCATCGATGAGCGCAGCAGCTTGTTTGAAACCTTGAGCATTTTGGAAACGAGAGTTCCTTTCATTTCCCTTTTTCCGAAGCTCATGTCCTCGTCTTCATCGGTTTCGGTGATTTCCCCGGTCCAGTCCGGATCGGACGGATCCGCTTCGAGCGTGGGGATGCCGAGGCTCTCGGCCTTTTCAAGCTGGATAACTGTCGCAAACTTGCGGAATTCCAGCATTGCGTCGGCTGCCGACAGTATGTCTTTTGCCATCGACTGCGGGACCACTACGAATCCGCCCTCGGTGTCCGTGCCGGCGCTAAGTGCGCGCAGTTCCGGCTTTACAAGCCCGGTCCTGAAGTAATTTACAAATGCCGCGCGCGCCGCTTTGTCCTGGGTGATGTCGGTTGTCTCGGCCGCGCCGGGCAGCTTTGTTCTGGTATCCGCAGCCGGTACAGGCGATGCCAGCTTTTCCTCTTCCTCAGCCTGCCTTTCCTCGCGCTCGATCCTGGTCTTCAGTTCTTTCTGTGCCGCTTCCATCCTCTGGAAGGTCGCTTCATCGTCGCCGGACAGCTTATGCGTTTTGGGATCCGACCTGTCCAGAACCGCGTTGATGTCCTCGTTCAGTTTTTTCCTTTCCTGCCTTAATGAAACAAGCCTTTCCTTTGCTAATGCCATTTTTAATCCTCCTGTGAATTTTTCTGCCGACGTTTTCTTAAATCGAGCAGGTTTTTGTTCGCTTCGATAGTTCTTGCTATCTCGGCGTCATGGTCCTTCTTTGCCTTGTCAAACGTCCTGGCGCTGACGTCTGTCTGCGGGTATGCCGCGTATGTCACGAGCGATACGTCGTATAACTTCACATCGAGTATCACGCGTTTGTTCGGTTCAACTTCAAAATCGTATTCGGCCTTTTTGATTACGAACGCAAATGACATCTGGCTGATGTCGCCGCGGTCAACCGATATTTTCAGGTCCCTGGCCAGCTGAGTGTCCGGAGCGTCTATCTCCACGGCCAGTCCCTGGTCATCCTCTTTTAGCCTGAGCGTGCCGGCTACGTTCCTCCCGAGCACGTGGTCCGGGTTGTGGTTGAAAAGTGCGCGGACATCGTCCTCTTTTATTGCAGTTGTGAAAGCGCCGCTTTTTATTTCCTCCACGAACCAGCCCATGTCCTGCGGTGTGTTAAATACCGCGGCATGTCCTGTAAAAGTTATTTTTCCGTCAGCCGCTTTTGCCGCCCTGAAGTCGCATTTAAATGCGCGCCGCTCGAGGTTCTCTGTAAATTCAATTCCGTTTTTTAATGTCATACGTTTTCTCCCTTTTTTGTTGGTTCCGCTTTTACGTTTGCCGGGTCAAACTTAGAGTCAGCCGGGACCATGTTTGCCGGCCTCCAGAACATTTCCCCGCCGGCTACCGGGTTCATTTCCTCAAAAGCGCGTATCTCGTTTGTATTCATCCAGCCGTTCTGCCTGGCGACCTGGTAGCCTTCGAATCTGGTCTTTGTGTCACCTCGCAGCAGGCTGTTTGTGTTGAATTTAAAATAAAATTCCTTGCGTTCTTTTTCTGTCAGGAGTTTGCGGTTGAGGGCCTGTTCTATCCTGACTATTTTCGGCCGCAGCGAGAAAGTCAAAAACCCGATCATGATCTGTTCGATGCCTGTCCCCCAGCTCGAGGTTTTTTCCTGAAGGCCTATTAATATCGGCGGGACCTGGAATGCTGAGGCTATTTCGATCTGCTGGAATGAACGTCCTTCCAAAAACTGCGAATCTTTGAGCGGCATGGTGATTGGAACATATTCCATGCCTTCCTCGAGGACTGCAGTCCGGTGGGCGTTATGAACGCCGGCATATCTTTCGTCGAATTGTTCCTTGAGTCTGTCCTGTGCGGGCTTGCTGAGGCTGGTCGGATGCCTTAAAAATCCTGCAGGCGCGGCTCCGTTGCTGAAAAAACGCGCGCCAAATTCCTCAGATGCCACAGCCAGGCCCAGGCTTTCGCGCATCATAGCTACCGGGGACCGCCCTACCAGGCCGTCATAACCCAGTCCCGGCACGTGGAGTACGTCCTCGGCTTCGAGTGTGATAATCCTTCCGTTGATATCCAGCGTCTGATACAGCAGCCGGCCGTCAAATGCCCGCATTACAATCGTGCGGTCCGGCTGCAGTGGCTGCAGCGCGTAAATGTCGCCGCCGTTTGTTCTAATTATCTGTGCGTAACGGTTGCCCCACAGTTCCTCATGCAACTGTGAGGTTTCAAAAAATGACATGCTGGTCATTTCATTGTTTGCGTTATTTTTTAGGATTGTATATGCGGGATGCTGTTCTGCCGGGATAATCATATCTTTTTTTCTCTGGAATAAAACGCAGGGCATCGATGCGATCGCGCCGGCTAAGAGCCTGACGCACGCCAGGACCGTCATCACGTTCATGGCCGTGCGCTCTGTCACTTCAGTGCCGGCGTTTGTTTTTCCTCCGCGGCCAAAAATAATTGAGTGATCGGCGTTGTCGTCGCCTACTTTAATGCTTATTTTCGACCTGAGAATCTTGCCGACCTTCTTCCAGAATCCCAATTGATACCCTCCGGGTAAATTATTTTTCTTTTCACCGAGAAAGTATCATTTAAAAGTGGGGTTTGAAAGTCTTTTGATTCCAGAAATTGGAAAAGCTAATTGTTATATGAATTTGATTGATTTTTTTTCATAGACAGAATCCCCGCCAGTTCGGGAAATTAATTCCCAAATCGTTGATCTGGACTTTCCGGACTTTTCGGCTATCATCTTACAAATAGTGTCTTTGTTATATTTGGGATATTTGTTTTTATAGATTTCAAAAATTAACTTGATCAATTCATCCTGGTTTTTCATAACCGTGAGGCTCTGGTCTGCGTCCTCTATGCTATCAAATTTTAGGCTCATACCATTTTCAACCCGCCTTTTTCATAGACTGATCTACCGCTTCCCGGCGGGCTGCGCAGTACGCGGTCCAAGGAAATAATACCGGCCACAACGCCGTCTATTTTTTCCTTGCTTTTCTTTTTATCAGGCCTGATGTTGTCGTTTGTGTCCCTGATGACTGCGACGTTTCCCATCATCCACGTCATGACCGGGTTATTCCCGTGCCAGAGTTTTTGTTTTTTAACTAAAATCTCGAATTGTTTTGTCGGTTCTGATAACGAGGCCATCCCCATTCTGATTTGGATCATGAACGGATTATCCTCCGGCCGGCCGGCTTCTTCCTCGAGTTCCTGGGAAATACTGGCCGCATTCCAGGGGTCAAAATTTATATTTTGCAGATCGTAAGTTTCCGCGTCCTTTTGTATCGCCGATTTTATTCTTGAAAAATCTATCACGTTACCTGGTGTTGCAGTTATGAATCCCTGGGCGTGCCATTTATCGTATTGCATATTTTCCTTAAGGCTTCGAGCGCGCATGTTTTCTTCCGGAATAAAAAACCTGTAAATCTGAATTATTTTTTCTATCTCTTGTTTTTCTTTCCCGGTTTCCTTGTCTATGACTGTCTCGTAGAATGGGAATGATTTTACCCAGGCCGCGATATCGCTCACAGTCGCGAGATCCAGTCCTCCATAACATCGCAGGCCCTTCAAACTTTCCAGGTCGATCTTTGGCCCGGCTGACGCTTTCCATATTTGGTCCAGTATCCACGGACTGTGGGCCTGGGTCCATTGATTCAGTGTAAGCTGTAAAAAAATATTAGCGCGGACCGGGTTGTCCTTTGTCTCTAAAATTTCGGCCTGGATATCCCTCATGTTGATCATGGTGCCAAGCCCTGGGTTTGCTTTCAGCCAGGTCTTTGGATCATCCATTTTGTCGTCTTTGGTGGTCTCGCGGATATATGCGAAGTAAGTGGGATCATATTTTTTTCCTTCTATCACGTCCTTCGCATAGAGGTATTGTTCTCCGCAAATTGTTTTCAGATCAAACCCCGCGGTTGTGATCGCAATCATGAGCGGCTGACGCCTGGCCTTCATCGATGTCGCCAGGACGTCCCAAAGTTCGCGGTTTTTGGCCACGTGCAGTTCGTCGTAGATCACGCAGTGGGCATTAAACCCGTGTTTGTATTTTGCATCGGAGGATATCACCCGGTAAAAGCTGTTCGTGGGCTTGTAGACTATTCTTTTTTGAGACGGAATGATCCTGCATTTTTTCCGCAGGCTTTTATTTGTCTCGACCATGCGCTTTGCCGCGTTGAAAACCAGTGATGCCTGTTCTTTATCACCGGCGCAGCTGTAGATTTCAGCGCCCTGTTCGCCGTCGGCCGTGAGCATGTACAGGGCAGTACCGGCGCCGAGCTCCGTTTTACCGTTTTTTCTGGCCGTGGAAATGTACGCTTTGCGGTAGCAGCGAGTACCATCAGCCCATACAGTCCCGAACAGCGGCCGCAGGATATCGTTTTCCTGCCAGTCCTGCAGTTGGAAGTACTTACCGGCCCACTCGCCTTTGGTGTGTTTAAGCCTTTTGAAAAATCCGACAACACGATCTTCTAAAATCTCGGACCGGTATCTGGTTGCTGTTAGTATATTGTCCTGCGGATCGAGGCGCGCCATTTACTTTTTTCCTTTTATTGCTTTTAGTCCTTTTTGAATACGCGCCTGCGTCTGATTGAGAATATTGTCCATCTCTGTATCCGTGTCGCCGTCTTTATCGTCCGGGCCCAGGCGCTGCCGGCTGACAGGTGTGCAGAACAATTCGGCGCCGTATGATTTCACATCGGCCGCGGCCTGGCGGTACATGGCTATCTGCGGCAGCGTCTGCAGATAGCCGCTGTTTGTTAATTTTGTATAGGGGTCATTCTCCGGGATGCGATTTAAAAACTCTGCGTGCTTCACCATGCTCGCATACGCAAAACAATAGGCCGCCAGGAGCGGCATATCGACGCCAGCTAGAACCCCTTTTGTGTTAAGGTCCGCAACCGTTTTTATCCATACCTTTTTGGCGACCTTGTTTTTACTAATAAATTTCGGCGGCTTGAAAGCGGACACGTCAAAGGGTAATTTTATGATCCTGTTTTCGCGCTCTTTAAGATCGAGCTTTGAAGGATTGCCGTTTAATTTATGTTCTGCTATTGATTTTGGCTTCCGGCCCTTCATCCTACCCCCCCCTTGTCCAATTTCCCGAAAACGCACGCGAGGGCAAGCTGCTGTCTCGGCTGGGTAATACGCAGACTTTTGACCCCCCCTATGTGTATGTACGTGAATTTGATGGCTTTATTTCGCATTAATACGGTCCTTAATAGCGCCTTTTGGGTGTAATACAGCATGACATTGCTCGCATAATGATTCGGTTTCATCAAATTCAGGCAGGAATTTACCGCCTTCTGTGACATGATCCTTGTGATGTACCATTGTTGCCGGCACTGGCAGGCCTGTCTGTCTTAGGTGACGTTCGCATAAAGGATTCTTGGCCAGCTTTACACGCCTGTACTCTACCCATGCTTGGGTTGAGTACAGCCTCTTGATTGATTTGTCGCGGCTCTGCTCATAGCGTTTAAAGTTTTCTTTGCGGTGCTTATCGCAGTAGACTTCACCTATGGGAATAAGGGCAGGGCATCCGGCGACTGCGCACTGTCGCGGTCGTTTATGCGGCATCTCAAACCTCTAGTGCTTTGTAGTCTGCCGTTACATCCTGGCCATTGAGCTTGATTTTATATGCGCGCTCATTTAGTTTACAGAAGCGTGCATATCTGATAACAGTCAGGTCACAGTAGCTGGCGTCTATCTCGCTTGCCCTGCATATGCGTTCTGTTTTCTCTGCTGCTATGAGCGTGCTGCCTGATCCACTGAATACATCCAGTACCGTGTCCTCCGGGCTTGTGTGGTTTCTTATTGCGCGCTCAGCGAGCTCTGACGGCTTCTGTGTGGGATGAATGTATGCGCTCTTTGTATCAGGCGTAATGAACCATGTATCTGAATTACTGTCATCAACTGAAAGCGACAGCTTTTCTCCATCCTTGAGGCGCATAAGCCTGCCTTTGTAGCTTTTCGGCGCTTGCTTTTTAATAAATATTTCCATACCTGATTCCATGCTTAAGCGTATGCCATTGCCTATTGAAAACTGTCCTTTGTTTGTTCCGACTGCTTCAAATTCCCACACGGTTGCCTGATCGCGGTTGCCAAACATGCGCGCCTTGTAGCCTATTTTCTGCGCGTAAATGCACGGCTCGTGTTTGTAATGGTAATCGGCGCGCCCCAACACAAAGGCCGGCTTGATCCAGATCAGCTGCTGCTTTTCCTCGAGGTTCGCCGCGCGGATTGCCCAGTCAAACTCTGATTTTGTAGAGCTGGCGTGCCAGATAAAAAACGCTGCATCGTCACGCGTGCTCTGGTATGCCAACTTAAGCGCCGGCAATAAAAGCGCGTTTATGAGATCGTTATTTTTCAGGTTGTCGCCGAGTATCTTTGCCCCTTTGCGTTTTCCTCCTGCATTGCGATTCAGCTGCTTGCTGTTTTCACCGTAATTAACGCCGTAAGGAGGATCAGTAAACAGCAAATGTGCCTTTTTTCCTTCCATAAGTTTTGAAAACGTTTCCGGCTTTGTGCTGTCGCCGCAAATCAAGCGATGCTTTCCAAGTTCCCAAACATCGCCGAGCTTTGTCCTGGTCTTTTTGGGTTTTTCAGCTTCTACGTCAGGCTCACGCTGTTCGTTTTTTAAAAGCCGCAGGAGTTCATCGCTGTCCATTCCGGTCATGGATAAATCCGCGCCGCGCGCCTGCATGTCCGTGACAAGCCCTTTTAATATTTTGCGGTCAACTTTTGCGAAGTCGGCTATCTTGTTGTCGGCGATCATGTCCTCGAGTTCGGAATTTTCGTCTTTGTAATACTGGTACTCGATTGGAACTTCCTTCACGGCCAGAATTTTGGCTGCCGCAAGCCTCGCGTGTCCGCGCACTATGAAGTTACTCCGCGTTGAAATTGTGATCGGTGCGCGCCAGCCCTGTGTCCGGATAATGCGCGATAACAATTCTATCTGCCTGTCCGGATGTGTATTGGGATTTTTGGGATGCGCTATCGCTTTTTCTATGTTTATGATTTCGTCAAACCTGCAGTACACCGGTATTCCCGACGCAATTCCTTTCATGGTCTCTATTTTATTTTGCTTGCCTGATTTCTGTTTTTTCTTCATTTGTTGTTGTCTCCGTTTTTTAGTTTTGGCGCCGGCAGGATTCCCGCTGCAGCCTTGTATCCACGTAATACCCCGAGCACATGTTGCTTATAAAAAGCGGCCACAGTCAGTTCATCCTTGACTAGCGTTTTCAGCCTTCCAATCTTTTCCGTTTCGGATAACTCCCAGATAAACTCAAACGTGCACCCCACCTGGCTTAAAGCCTTTAGAATCTCCTGATCATTCTGCAGCTGCTCTTTAATTGCATTCATCTGTACCTCCCTGTTCGGGCGTAAAATTTTTTATTTTTCTTGAAATCAATTTGTAGAGCGTCCAGCCGCGCTGCCTGGTCATGATGTCCCATGCCATGCCATCCTTTACGCGCGTCATAATCCAGACGTAGCGGCCGGCGATGTTCTTTTCGGTATCTGTCCAGGGCCTGGCCTGCAGGTCCTTTGGCAACAGCTGGTTGATCTCGGTCTGAATAGTCTGGTTGATCTGCGTAATGCCGCTATCCTGGGTTTTATTTTTATTTGTATAAACCGCGCCGGGATGAAAAGCGGCTTCATCGCTGCAGATACAGAACATAAAAAGCGGTATATCGATTGCCTTAATTTCCGCACGTATTTTTTCCTTGTACGTTTCAGGCTGCCTGAGCTGGTCTATCCAGCGGGTGTCGGTTATTATTGGCGCG